TGATGGGAGCAACAGCCGCGTGACACCGCCGGACGGCTTCAATCCCATGTCAACGTTGAAACTTGACGGCCGCATTGTGCTGTTCTCGTGCGAGGCGGGCTCATACCAAGCGCCTGCGCTCGCTTCTTCCATGACGTTCGAAACCACGGCTGCGATCACGGCAAAGAGCTTCATGCGCCTGCCGGACGGCACGTTCGGCTACGGCCCCGACGATCAATTCATTCCCACCGGCTGGCAGGACATCTAGAAACATGTTGACGGCAGAAGACGAGCCGATCATTCGGCGCGCGTTGACGCGTCGGCTCGACAACGAGCCGGGCGTTCGCGTTCTGGAAATCATGGTCAAGCCGCACAAGCGGCACATCGCGGTCGGCACGCTCTTGCATGTCGATGACAAGATCATCGTGCGCAGCGTCTTCGATCTTCCGAATGAATTCGAGTTACGCCATGTCCACAACGAAGCCGACGAGATTGCAGAAGGCTGCAAGCAAGCGCGGCGCACGCTGCGTTTCACCGGGCCGGACGGCATGCCCGATCTCGGCGCGATCTCGGAAGAGTTCACGGCCAAGGGCAGCGGTCGCCGTGGCAATTGGCGCATGTACGGCACGAAAGGCCTCAGATGAGCGAAGACGATCCCGTCGAGACGAATGTCGAGCGCGCGCCGAAAGAGCCTGCCAACATCACCGCGATCCGCGATGCCGTTCAATCGCTGCTACCGGATGACCCCAATATCGTCAGCAACGTCAGCCTGCACGATGGCATCGCCGACATATCGCTCCGGTGGCGTTCGCTGCGCTTCAACGTGATCGAGGCGATTGCCGGACGCGATGCCGACACGATTGCGCTCAATATCGACATCCGCTTTCGCGATTGGCTCAAGGGCACGATCCAGAACATGAAGAATGTCCCCAAGCATTCCCGCGTTGCGGCCGAAATGTCGCGATGGCTTAGGGAAAACCCCGACAAGCGGGAATGGCTGTACGGCAAAGAAGAAACCCATCACGAGGCTGCGGCGGATGCCCCTCTGCCGCAGCCGGAGGTGACATCGTGATCGATGACGCTCGTATCCGGCTGCAAATTCTCAAGAACATCCCGGCCTTGGAGCCGTGGCGCGTCGAGATGGAAGAGATCGAGTTCGGCGACATCATCGGCTGCTTCGTGCGCGGCATGCCGGGCAAAAAGTTCGCAACCCGCGCCAAGCTCAAGGACAATTCGGCATTCAAGACGGAGGGCAAGATCGCGTTCGAATTGTCGCAACAGATCAGGGCTGCAATGGCGTCCACGCCAGATGCGCCACTGACGACGGACAAGTTCACCAACAAGATCGTCCCCGACAATGGCCGTCGCAACACGCCGGGCGCGTAACAACGCCAGTTCTCCGACCTACACGCCGGAAGAACTGGACGATCTCGACCGGATGGAGGAATTCAAAAGCTGGTATCGGCGTTCGCGCGACCATTATTCGAAATGGTTCACCGAAGCGCGTCAATGCTACGACTTCGTCGCCGGTCGGCAGTGGGACGAAGAAGACATCGGCAAGATGAAGTTGCAGAACCGGCCGGTAGTCACCTTCAACCGGACGGCGTCGGTCATCGATTCCATAGCAGGCTTAGAGGTCTCCAATCGGCAGGAAGTTCGCTTTATTCCCCGCCAGTTGGGGGCCTCGGCCGTCAACAAGCTTCTGACCGACGCGGGCAAATGGGCACGCGACGAATGCAACGCGGAAGATGAAGAGTCGGATTCGTTTGTCGATCTCATCATTTGCGGCGTCGGCGCAACGGAAAGCCGGATCGATTACGACGAAGACCCGGACGGCAAGTTCATTATTGAGCGTGTCGATCCATTGGAGTTCTACCCGGACAGCCGTTCGCGCGCTCGCAACTTTACCGATGCCCGGCATCACTTCCGCGCCCGTCAAGTCGATACGACGGCAGCGCAAGAGATGTTTCCCGATTGCAGCCTCGATGACATCGATGCGGTGTGGGCGCGGGATGTCGAAGACAACATCGGCGACCCGCACAACCGGACAGAGGCGCAGTTCTATCGCAACGATCAGCGCCCGGATGTTGAAAAGCGTGAGGGCATGGTCACGCTTGTCGAAGTGCAGTGGTGGGAGTTGCAGGACGAGTACCGCGTCGCCGATCCGATCAGCGGCAAGATCGTCACGTTGCAACGTGCCGATTACGACAAGCTGAAAGAGCGTGCCAAGACGCTGAATATCAAGCTCATCGCCGCACCGATGAAGACCAAGCGATATTACCGCGCGATGCTCGGATCGAAGATTTTGAAGATGTGGGATGGCCCGGCCGAAGGCGGTTTCACATGGAAGTTCATGACCGGCAAGCGCGACCGCAATAAGGGCCATTGGTATGGCCTCGTGCGGGCGATGCTCGATCCGCAGCGTTGGGCCAACAAATGGCTCGCGCAAGTCATGCACATCATCAACGCCAATGCGAAGGGCGGCTTGTTCGCGGAGCCGGATGCGTTCGACAATCCGCAACAGGCGCAGGAAGAATATTCCTCGACCGATAGCATCACCTTCGTCACGCCGGGCTCGCTCTCGGGTCAGAACCCGAAGATCAAAGACAAGGGCATGTTTCAGTTCCCGGCAGGGATCGAAGGCCTGATGCAGTTTGCGATCTCATCGATCCGCGACGTGTCCGGCGTGAACATCGAATTGCTCGGCATGGCGAACCGCGATCAGCCCGGCGTGATCGAGCATACTCGCAAGCAGGCTGCACTCGTGATCCTCGCGGGCATGTTCGACTCCCTGCGTCAATACCGCAAAGAGCACGGCAAGCTGATGCTCTACTTCATCACGAACTTTCTCGCCGATGGCCGTCTCATCCGCATCGGCGGCGCGGATCAAGCGCAATACGTCCCGCTCGTTCATAAGCCGGGCCTCGTGCAGTACGACGTGATCGTGGACGATCAGCCGACTTCGCCGAACTCCAAGGAACAGGCGTGGTTCGCGTTGACGCAGATGATGCCGATCTTGTCGCGGATGTCGCTGCCGCCGCAGATTATGTTGCAAGTTCTCAAATATTCGCCGTTGCCGTCATCGCTGATCAACGATGTGCAGAAGGCGATGAGGCAGGCACAGCAACAGCCGCCGCCGCCCGATCCGAAAGTGATCGAAGCGCAAAGCAAGCTGCAAATCGCGCAGATACAGTCGCAGACCGAACAAATGCGCAGCCAAGCCGAAGCGCAAACCGAAAGGGCTCGTGCGCTCGGTCAGGTGGCGCAGGCCCGTGCCGAAGCCCAACAGTCGCAGTCGCAGATCGCGCAGACCAACGCGCAGGCCTTCGCCACAACCGCACAGGGCGTCAAGTCGCTCGCCGACGCACAAGTCGCCATGCAGGGTCCGCACTTCGACGCGCTCAAGATGCTGATGGATGCGTTGCAGTCCGAAGCAGATCGTCGGCAACAAGGCGGACAACAGGGCTTTGAGAACGCGATGACGATGCAGCAAGGACAGCAAGACGCACAACAGGCGCAGCAAGGCATGCAGCACGCGCAGGAAGCGCATGACATGGACATGGCGACGCAAGCGCACGGCATGAACATCGCGCAGCAACAGCAAGACTTGGCGCAGCAACAAGCGCAACAGCCGCCGTCCAACGGCGGCGGATAAAACGGCCGACAGACCGACTCTGTCATTTCGGGAAAGAGGCACCGTCATGGCCCCGCGTCCACGCGGCAATACCGCTTTGATCGAACAGGAGAACCTGACCAAAGAAGAGCAAACTCTGATGGATGAGAACCAGAAGGCGCAATTCGAGCCGGAAGTGCCGGAAACTCCGGAACAGACGCCTACGCCGACTCCGGCAACGCCTGCTACCCCGGAGTCAACGCCGACCCCGGCTCCGACAACGCCGGAAGGCACTGCCGCAACGCCTCCGACGCCGGAGAGTGGCACACCGGAAAAGCAGCGCACGGTCGATTACGGCGCGTTCCACGAGGAACGCGAGCGGCGCAAAGAAGAGCGCACCCGACGCGAGAAAGCCGAAGCCGAATTGGCAAAGCTCACCGGCCGGTTTTCGACCTTGGAAGAACTGGCTCGCGCGGCAACGCAGCAAATGCAGCCGCAACCGAAGAGCCCGGACATCTCGACCGATCCGGTCGGCCACTTCCAAGCCGAACTTGCGGCTCGTGATGCTCGCATCGCGCAATTCGAGAATTGGCAGCGCGAGCAACAGGTCATGGCGCAGCAACAGGCGCAGATCACCGCCATCCGCAACCGTGCGGTCGCCGCCGAAGCGGAATTCTCCAAGACGACGCCGGACTACGTCGAAGCGGCGGAATTTGTGCAGATGATCCGCAACGCGCAGTTGGAAGCGGTCGGATTTGCCGATCCGGCGCAACGCCAACAGCAATTGGCGATTGAAGCGTTGAACCTTGCGGCGGGTGCAGAACAGCGCGGGCAGAATGCTGCGGCCGTAATTTATCAGATGGCGAAGGCTTCCGGGTGGAAACCGAAAGCGGCTGCGGCGGCGTCGCAACCCACCGCAACGAATGGCACCGCACAGCAACAGCCTGATCCGGCCGGTGCGAAGAAGTTGGAGACGGTGGCGCGCGGCCAAGCCGCCAATCAGTCCATCGGCAAGCTCAACGGTCAGAGCGCACCGACAGGCGCACCTTCTCTTGAAGAGCTTTCAAAAATGAGCGATGAAGAGTTCGACGCCGCGACCAAAGGCGACAACTGGCGTAAGCTGTTCGCGTAAAAGCGTCGTCACTTCGGTTCGATCCTCCCGTTAGCAGGATCATTCGTTGCTCCACGTTACGGGCGATTTCGCTGTCCCCGCGTGACCGGGACATCTCGAAACCCGATAGCGATGGAGCGTCCCTGTGGCAGCAACAAGTTTTGGCGTCAACGATCCACTCGCTGTGAAGCTGTGGTCGAAGAAGCTCACCGTCGAAGTGCTCAAAGAAACGTGGATCATGAATTTTGCTGGCACGAACAGTGACAGCATGGTTCAGATCAAGGACGAAACGCAGAAGAGCGCAGGCGACAAAATCACTTACGGGCTGCGCATGCAGCTTGTGAGTGCGGGTGTTCAAGGCGACGGGACTCTTGAAGGAAATGAAGAGTCGCTCGTCACTTACAGCGACGCTGTCCTCATCAACCAGTTGCGCAATGCCGTCCGTTCTGCGGGCCGCATGAGCCAACAGCGCGTGCCGTTCTCGGTGCGCGACGAGGCCCTGTCCGGTCTGCGCGATTGGTATGCGGATCGTTTCGACGCGTCCGGCTTCAACCAGTTGTGCGGATACACGCCGCAGACCAACACGTCCTACACCGGCAACAACGCCACAATCGGCACCGACGCCGCGCATCAGAAGTTTGTCGGCGGCGCGGTGGCTGGCGATCAGGCCATCGTCCTTGCGAACGTCTTCGGTCTTGCCGTGATCGACGCGGCGGTGGAGACGGCGAAGATTCTCACGCCTGCGATCCGACCGGTGCGCAGCGGCGGACGCGAATACTATCTCGGTTTCCTGCATCCCATTCAGGTGACCGACATGCGTGTCACCACTTCGACCGGTCAATGGCTCGACATCCAGAAGGCCGCGATGACCGGTGGCGAGGTGGATGATAACCCGATCTTCGACGGCTCGCTCGGCGTCTATAACGGCGTCATCCTGCACAGCGATTATCGTGTGACGCAGGGCGTCAACAGCGTCACGCCGACAAATCCCGTGACGACCGTTCGGCGCGCAGTGCTCGCAGGCGCACAGGCTCTCATGCTCGCTTACGGCCGCGACAATGGTCCCGGTCGTTTCACTTGGGTCGAAGAACTCTTCGACTACGAGAACGAATTGGGCGTCAGCGTCGGCTGCATCTACGGCATGAAAAAGACTGTGTTCAACAGCGCGGACTTCGCGACGGTCGTGATGTCCTCGTATGCCGTTGCGCACTAAGGAGGGCTGAACATGGCAACAAATTATGCGACGCAGGCCAGCAAAGCTCGCGCGAACCCGAAATTCATCGAAGCGGGACAGATTCAGGTCAGTTCGGTCTTCCCACTCTCCGCAGCACTCGCGGCGGGCGACACGATCAACATGCTGACGATGCCCATCGGCGCGACCGTTTGCGACGTGTGCATCTCGTCGGACACGCCGCTCGATACCAACGCGGTCTCGACGCTGTCTTTCCAAGTCGGCGATGCCGGATTGGCGAACCGCTACATCGGTACGCATCTGCAAGGCAACAATCAGGCGATGATTCCGTACCACATGGATCAAGCGGCTGGTCATCAGTACGTCGCGGCGGCTGGCTCGCAACAGATCGTCATCACGGTTGTCGGCGCGGCGGCGACCGGGGCTGTGGCGGGCAATCTGCGTCTCACCGTCGAATACAGCATGGACCCCTAAGTGGAGTAAGCGTCACTCCACCATCTTGGGCGGCGTTCGACGCCGCCCTTTTGTTTTCGGAAGGAGAAACACGATGCCGAAGAAGACGAAGCACACATTAGGCGACACCTACGCGCCAAGCAGCGAGCGAATTGGTGGTCCCGAAGTTGCGGGAGCCGGTCACCTTCGGATGGCCGGTGACATCTATGCCAATCCGCAGGCCAAGAAGACCAAGATCAAGATGGGCGGCAATTTCGAAGGCGGCGCGAACAGCTACAAGCCGCCCAAGATGTCCATCGAGAAAGAGGGCGAGTGAGTCTTGGTCGCGCCCGATGCCACGTTCGGCGATTTGCAGAACCGGATTGCCGATGAGCTTGGCGGGAGAGGTGATCTTCTCACGCCAAGCAGTGGACTGAACGCCTCGCCGATCCAACTTGCGATCTACGATGCTATCGGGCAGTGGAATAACGAACGTTTCTGGTTCAACGAATATCGCTCGGCCAACGCGTTCCTGACCGTGCAGGGTCAGGAGTTCTACACAGCGACGGATTGGCCGGACATCGCAACGATCTGGCACATCGACAAGCTCTCAGTCCTGATCAGCGGCAACCGTTACTTCATGACGCCGCGCACCGAAGAATACATGGAGGACGTGTCGATCAATCCGGCGTGGTCCGGTCAGCCGAAGGATTATTCGTACTACAACTTCCGGCTTCGCTTTTATCCGATCCCTAACGCTGCCTATCCGGTCAACGTTTTAGGGACGAAGGACTTCACCGATCTTGCCAACGCTAACGACAGCAACGTCTGGACGACAACGGCGGAAGCTCTGATCCGCGCCACGGCGAAACTCTATCTCTATCGCGACACGTTGCAGGATGACGACCGCGCCGCCGCGATGGCGCAAGCCATGAACTTCGAAGTCGCCAATTTGCGCGGTGCAACGCAGCGCCGTGTGGCGACGACACGCATGATGCCGACACAATGGTAGCCCCAAATCCCATCACGGTCGGGATCAAGGAATATGCTCCCGATCAGCCAGAATTCGGCAATTCGGTGGCAACGCGCGTGCTCAATGTCTCGCCGCGCGGCAAGGGTTCTTACGGTCCGTTTCCGGACTTCGCGCCATATTCGACGGCCCCGCTGCCGTTGCGCCCACAGGGTGCCTATGGCGGTGCGGACCCGTTCGGCAACGTCAGTGCTTTCGCCGGAACGGCAACCGATCTCTATCAAATCGCGGCAGGCGCAACGACATTTGCGAACGTCAGCAAATCGCCGGGGGCCTACAATTGCCCCGCCGACTCGATGTGGTCCTTCGCGCTGTTCAATGCGCGTGTGGTCGCCGCGAATTTGTCCGATCCGATCCAATCGTTTGTTCTCGGCACGAGCACGCATTTCGCCGATCTCGCGTCGGCCGCGCCAAAAGCGCGTTTCATCACCACGGCCAAGAACTTCCTTATCGCCGCCAACACAAATGATCCCATCGGCGGCAACGCGCCGTGGCGGGTGTGGTGGTCGGCGCTCGGCGACCCGACCAACTGGCCGACGCCCGGCACCGTAGCAGCGGCAACCGTGCAGTCCGACTACAACGATACGGTCGGCGAAGGAGGCATGATCACCGGCATCGTCGGCAATCTCGGCACGGCGGACGCGGCGATCTTCTTCCAGCATGCCGTGTGGCGAATGATCTATGTCGGTCCGCCTGCGGTTTTCAACTTTGTCCCCGCCGAAGGCGTGCGCGGCACCGATGCGCCGGGCTCAATCGCCCAATTGGGCTCGGTGGTCTTCTATCTCGGTGAAGACGGTTTCTACATGTTCGACGGGACGCAGAGCGTTCCCATCGGCGCTGAGAAAGTAGACCGCACGTTCCTTGCCGATCTCGCGCCGCAGGGAAATCGGCGCATCACGTCGGCTATCGATCCGATCCGCAAGCTCTACATCTTGTCCTATCCGAGCATCAACGCGCCGAACCTCCAACCGGACACGCTGCTTATCTACAACTGGATCACGCAGCGTTGGGGTAAGGCGATGATGAGCGTGGACATGCTGTTCCGCGCCTTCACATTCGGCTACTCGCTCGATGGACTCGACTCGCTCGGCTACACGCTCGACACCCTACCGTTCTCGCTCGACTCATCGGTATGGACGGCGGGCGCGTTGCTGCTTGGCGCATTCCAGAATAACCAACTCGGCTATCTCACCGGCCCTAATTTGCAAGCGATTGTCGATACCGACGAATTGCAGCCGGTCGCGGGTCAACGAAGCTTCGTCGCCAACACGCGTCCGCTGATTGATCCGGTGGTCAATGGCCCCGGCTTCGGCAATGCCGCGATACAGGTGAGCATTCTGGCGCGCGACGTGCTTGAAAACTTGCCGGTGCTTGTCGCAACAGGAACGTTGAACAGTCTCGGGTGGGCTCCGCTGCGTTGCTCCGGCCGCTATGTCCGCGCACGGATCACTGTGCCGTATGGCACGCCGTTCGATCACATTCAGGGGACCGAGCTTCATCTTCGGCCCATTGGCGCACGATGACCTCATCCTCAAATCCGGCCTACCAAGGCGTTGCGCCTTGGATCAAGGACGAGTCGCAGCACCGCCGCGACATGGCGCGCACGATCAATGCGCAACTGATTGGCAAGCTGAACGTCACGCTCGATGTGACGCTCAATGCGAGCGCGGCGTCTACGACGATCACCGATGCACGGATCGGCTACACGACTGCGATCATCCCGGCCATGGCGATGACGGCTGATGGTGCTGCCGCGATTGCGGCTGGCATTTGGGTTGACACGCTCAAGTCCGGTTCCTGCGTTGTGCATCACGCATCGAACGCCGCAGCCGATCAGAAAATCCGGTTTGTCTTCATCGGGTGAAACCAAATGCCTGCACCACCTCTGTCAACGTACCTCGGCGGTATGCCGTCAGGCACGTCATCGAGCATGTTCGCAAACCCACAATTCCAACAGCAACTCGGCGGGCTGTTCAGCA